ATCCACTCTGGTCTGTTTCTGCTGAAAGTATAACAAACTTTCTTACCCTATCAAGCACATCGTGATCTATTGATATAACATCACCAACCTCTAAATGCGCGTTCTTAACTGTTGTCGCAAATGATAACACAAGCGGCGTTTGTTTTATACGATTACCAGAAGCATCTTCACTATAACGCATTGAATTTAAAGTAATTTCTGCTAATTGTGATGCTTGGTTTGTGTTTGTAATACTTTTAATATCAAGTGCCTTTTCAATGATTTGATCATCCCAACTTACTAAATCTGCGTCTTGTTTAAACGCTTGAGCAGATAACCATTCATCGGCTGGGTTAATATATTTAACCGTAATTTTGTTAGCAATTTCTTGATTACCAGCCATTGAAATAGATAATGATTGATTAATAATATCATTATCAGTAATAGTGGCAACTGAAGTTTGTGATTTAGTATCTATTTTTAACTTCCACTTACCACCAGAATGAATAATTTGAGCGCGACAAGTAGACAAAATATCATTAATAACTGATTGTATATTTGCTTGTTGAATGAACGCAACATTAGCTGACCAACTGTTTGAAGAACAGCTTTGTCTGGCTTGATTAAACGAAGATATATCTATATCTGCATCAGCGATGGATAATCCGTCTGTTAATAAATCAGCAATAATTTCTGCTGGATTATTTGAATAAGCAACAGCACCAAAACCAGAAGATGATATTGATCTAATCTTTTTACCTTTCATTTCAACTAATATATTGTCAAGTTCTGTATTCTTGTTATCTTGACCATCAAAAACTTGGTGAACAGCTAAATAAGCCGTATCTTTTGGAATATCAACATCAACAACAGTGTTTGAATTAATAAATAATTCACCAACTACACCAACACCACCGTGGTTTTCCAATGTAGTTATAAATACTCGCCAAGTCTGTCTGGCTGTTGCGTGTGTGTTGTTTATTGTGTAAGTTGGTATCTCTGAATAAGTATCATCTTCTTCTTGATAGATTGTGCCAGATATTGAATCACCAGTATCAACCCAATTAGCGCCATCTTGATATTGAAGTTTAATATCATATACAATGTCATCATTTAGCGAATTTGTCTGTACAAATTTAAAACCAACAGAGTACAAATTAGATAAAGAACCTAAGTCAAATTGAATCCAATTATTAGCCCAAGGAACTTCCCACCCTTTATTAACACCAGTACCAATAGAGCCATTTAATAATAAACCTCTGTTAGTTGATGTATTAGAATAAGATAATGTTAAATCAGATTCAGCTATACCACCAAGCATTGAACCAAATGTTTGAGATGAACCATCAGCATTAGTTACAAAAATAATATCATTCAAATCAGTATCAGTAACAGATGAGTCATACCATTTAATATGTGTATATTCAGACGTAAATTTATCAGAACCCTTGTCAGTTAATGCTAATGTATTGGCATAGACCTTAGTTATATCTTCAATATTGTGTCCAGCTAAAGCATATATTGCCCAATAATCTCGGTTGTATCCATTCGTACTACTGTTTGTATTAATTTCAGCATTGGTTGTTTGCCAGATAATATTACCAGCTAATTTGTTTAATCCATAAACAACGGGAACAGCTGAAGTATTGTCTTTTCTGGTCTGTAATTTTTGCCCAGAATAAGAATCAGCACCAAACATATCACCAATATCGGGGGCTAAAGCAGAGCCGAGCAATGATAACCCAACTAATGAAGCGATTGATCCATAAGAAATGGCAACACCACCAAGTGTAAACGCTGTACCAAGTACGCCAAACACACCAGCACCAGCAAGAGCTAAACCAACACCTATAACTGACTTAACAGCCTTACCCATTAGATAACCTCATAATAATACAATCCTTGTCTAATTTGTTATGTTCAATACGCTCTAAATCGTGATTATAAACCCAATAAGTAAACTTGTTTATAGCAACACCAACTGATGTTTTAGTAAGAACTATATCGTCTTTTTTAGCAGTCTTTACTTTTTTACAAAAACTCTTAAAAAAACCAATATGTTCACGCTTGGCTAAAAACCTTTTTTCATTCTTAACGTATTCATCAAGATTGTTGACGTTTATAACATAATCTTTCCATATTTTAGGTAACGGATAACGAACACTTAGATATTGAATAACAACTGTGAAACAATTATGTGACATTCTGCCTACCCCAGTATATTTCAGTTGATATAGCATTAATTACAGAAGTAAATTCATTTTGATTATATGTGCGAATTGGGTATGATTTGTTCCAATTAATGAACTTGGTTGTTAGTGTTCCATTTAGAACCTGTGCCGATGCGTTAAATGTATCAATAATCCCTTTGAACAAAATATAAGCGTCATAATCGGTAACATCTGCAAAATCTAACTTTGGATAGATACTTACATTGCTTGGATTAGTCTTTGTATCACTAACACCAAATTCATAAACATCAGAACCAATAGTTTCAGATGGTGGTGTGTAAATAATTCTTGTTATTTTACAATTATTACTGCGCCATTCAGACGCTAACGCTTCTGTTGTTAAAGCACCATTAACATTATCAATAGATATATTAATAGAATCTGATGTCATACTTAAATCTTCTTTCAATTGGTCAAAAGTAATCGCCAAAGGCGTGTACTCAATACTGTTATATTCAACAAATACATCGTGATCTGTAAAGTATAAAATTTCCCCAGATTCGCCAACACTTCCATCCCAGTCTTTATCCATTTGAAACTCAAATAAATGAACTAATGCAAACGCATTATCCCCTCTTGAATTGTTTGATATTGTTTTAGACATTTAATGATTCCACTATATCGGCTGAACATACATACATATTATCAACGCGCTTGGTAAATTTAAACGCATCATCCACAAAAATAGCATTTGTTTTACTAAATAAACCATCATCAACTTCAACACCAGTACCAGATAAAACAAGCATAAATTCACCCTCATTTTCTAAATAATCATCAGCAAAATAATCAGTGTAATCTTCAATATAAGTTGTCATTTCATCAAACAATTCAACCGTATTGTATTGGTGTGGTTTATAGCCTCGATCTGGAATACCAAAGCTACCCATAATTCCAGCTTTTTGACGATAGAACTTCTGCAATGATAAAAACTGTGTTTCATTTAACAACCAAGATAAGTTCCATTTACGTCTTAAACCACCTTTATCTTTAATGTGTCTGGCTGATTGACCAATATTGCTGAAGATTGAATTACGAACATAATCATATTCGACTTGATAGGGCTGTGCAATATCTAATAAAGTATCAAAATCAGTATTAGTTGATGTAATTGGTGAATAAGAAGATGCTTGTGTTAATGCGTCAGTATATTCGCTGTAATTAAAGAAAACAGAAGAAACAAGCGTAACTGTTCCGTTGAATAAATGGTTAGCTGTAACGCGAAATTTGAAGTCTTTAAACGCCCATACAGACGAATTAAGCCCCATTACGTCTGGTCGCAAATCATTTATATCATCAGCATCTACAATAAAAGTATTTGAATGGTTTTGCTCGTATATGTTTCTTAACGATTCAAAATTATCAAGCGACATATTCTTATAATTAAGCACTATTTCTAATGCTGGAATTGATGAATTAACTATACGTTGATTCTTTCCAGAATTGAACTGTATTGTATTGCCTTGTTTTAACCATTCTTCAACTTGAATATTGCTGTGATTAGCTAATATATTACTTGTTAAATTATTCATTATTAAATTACTTGTTTGACTGTTCTTCTAACCGAACCATTGCTTGAAAGTGATTGATTAATAATGCCCTCAATTGTACCTTTGTTATTAACTAAATAAGAGTTAAATGAAGCCGCGTCAATTGCTTGAACATTAAAGTTAATTTCAGCAGTAGTAACATTGCCACCATTACCACCCACTGCATATCCTTTATTCATTGCTTCGATTGATGCTCTGTTCTTAGAAGCACCACCACGATTAATAACAGCTTCACCAACTTGTAATTTAGCTAATCGTTCATCAGAACGCATCCCAGTATGGAATGATGGTATCTTACTCGAGCCAATACTACCACCAGTATGTTTAACTTCAGCCGTTCCCGTGTGGAATAAACCAAGTATTGCTTTACCAATTGTTTTTTGATACTGAATACGAATCATATAAGCAATGATTGAACGTGCCATATCCTTGAATGAAGTCTTAACACCCATTGCCATATTAACAAAAGCATCTTCTAAGCCTTTTGTAACTTTCTTGCCAACCTCACTAAGTTCTTTTTGTTGGTCTGCGCCTTTTTTGATAACCTCATTATTTTCTTCAACAATTGGTTTCAATCCAGCTAATTCTTCTTTGTATTCTTTTAGCTTGGTTGTGCTATCTTGACCAAACCAACCACTAACCATTTCGCCAAATTGAAGTAATGAACTATCTTTAGTGGCTTTTTCTGCATCTTCAAGAAGTTTAATTTGTGTTTTAAGCCATTTAATTCGTTCTTCGTCTGGTGTATCTGAAAAGAATTGCATCATTCCTTTAATATCTTGAGCAACACCCCTAAAACCTAATGACAAGTCTGATAATCTTGCACTAATTCCAGCAAATAACCCCGATTCAGAACCTATTTCTAATGCTTGATCGCCAATTCTTTCTAATTCATCGCCATACTGGTTGGCTAATTGAACAGATTCACCCCAAGGTGTGTCGGCTAATATCTTAGATTGACCTTCCATTAGTTTTGCGACATCTCTAATGACAACACCTTGCTTCAATTCTTCTTTGGTGTACTCACGCAATGCTGGCATAGTACGCTTAATCGTACCTAATTGACCAGATAACGTCATTGTAAGTTCTTTAACTGCACTTGGAACGTCTTTACCAAACGCAGTGGCATAATCCATCGCTGTTTCAATAACTTCTTTGGTCTGTTTATCAGACAATCCCATTGTTTTCAGCATTGCCAGCTGTTGTAAAGTCATTTCGTCACCAAATATAGTGACTGCTTGTAAACCAGACGCATAATCTTTCCACATCGCAAGGGTATTTTCACCTTGTTTGGCGTTTAATCTTAGCGCAGTATTAAGCGCAACTTCTGCTTTAAGCTGTACAGCGTGTGCTTCTGTGGTTTTCTTTAAAGCTACACCAACACCAGCGACTGCTAATCCAACTTTAACCCAAGAAGCAGACATACCACCACCAGCTTTTTCAGTTGTTTTTGCTAATTTCTTAGTTTTCTTGCTAACTTTGTCAATTGATCTTTCGGCTGGTTTGCCTTTCGCGAGTATTTCAATTTCAATCTTCTTAGCCATTATTTTTTTCCTTATTAATCTGGATTTTGTATGCTAATAGTGTACCAATTTCTTCCATTGGTAAAGCGTTTATTTCTGATATGGTCTTATGAAGTTCAAAAGCAAGATATGCCTTTGTCTTTAGCCATTCATCTTTTTTAGTATTTCTTGTTGTTCTTCAACTATATCACTAACAGACTTCAAACCCATTAAAGCGCCCAAATAACACGCTGTTTCATAAGCTATGTTATCTTTTATCCATTTTATTTCGGTTAAATTACTAAACGCTCTCTCACCCTCTTTATCAAGAAGCTGAAAATAGATTATATGACTACGAATTAAATCATCATCATAATAAGTTAATTCAGTAGTTGAGCCATCAACTTCTTTGACGTTTTTAGTGCGTTTAGATAGTTCTAATGCCCTTTCGTGGTCTTGACCAGACATTAACTTATAATAAATCTTATGTGCTTTACCCTCAACTAATACATCTGCTGAACGTACACGCCCTTTCTCTTTTTCGAGAGCCTTTAGTAATTTATCCATATAGTAAAAAAGGGCTAATTAAAGCCCTTAAATGTTATGCGATTGTTATTGCCCCAGTACCTTCAAAATTGAAAGTAGCTTCGATAATACCGTTCACATCGTCAGTTATACTCATACTGGTAATATTTGCTGTTCCAGTGTACTTGTCATAAGCCTCTGTATCAGTTGTCAAACCAGCGTGTAATTCTAATGCTAATGTTGTACCACCAGTCAATGCGCCAAGTAACGCGCCTTCAGATGTTCCAGTAGCATCAAAAATAGCTGTTAATGAACCAGACCACGATTTTAAAGTCGCGGCAGATTCTTTCCAGCCAGATGAACCGAAGTCAGTAACGTCAGCTGTTTCCTGTGAGATGTCTAAAGACCAAGCCTTAGCATTACCCATAGTAGCAGCACCGACCTTAACTGATCCAGTATGTCCTTGAATAGCCATTATGTAACTCCTTGTGTAAGTGTTGTAAATGTAATCAGATAGCCACGCTCTTGTCTTTCAACGTCAGCCGTTATTTCATCAATTGGTTCATCTCTTGTTTCATCGAGAATAGCCATCATTAAAGACTCTTTGTAAAACTTTTCATCGAGAAATAACTCAAATATCTCGGTGATGTCATACGTTTGGTCTGATAATGTTGACCTATCACTAATAACAAAAGACTTTCCAAACTCACGAAATTCACGATTGTTGAGCGTGTCTTTCTTTGTCAATTTATAGCCTTTGTTTTTTAATACGCTAATCATTTCAGTAATACTACCCTTCCGTTAGCTATCTTCTTTTCTACTTCTTCAATCGTACCATCTTCATCTAAATCATAATCAGCCTTTAAATTTACAAGTTCTTGCTCGTAGTTTTCCTTAAAGACCATATATGATTCGTGATAAATATCATCAGTATCAGCATCTTGACGTTTAGACATACAGATTAATTCTAACGTCTTTAACAAGTGAAGTTCTTTCACGTGTGCTGTCGTTTTAAATAAATCAATATCTAAACCTCTATTACGCATTTCATTCTGAATGATTGAATAAGCACGATCAATAAAAGTTGAATAATCCAAGAATACAACACCGAATCCAGTTGACGAATTTACCGCATTGGATAAAGCCGCAAAACCAAATGTTGCTGTTGAACTTGAAGCATAAGAAGTTATAGTTGCGTCAGTACCAGCATTATCCCCAGTGACAAAGCTAATAGTAGCACCAATCATTTCACTATCATCAAGCGAAATTAATCGCTTACACGTTAATGTAGTAGTTGAGCCACCATCAGCCTTCTCGTAGAAGTCAGCCAGTATTGGTAGTGCCGCAATAATATCCGCATTTTTAAGCACCCACGCCATTATTAAACCTCGCTAAAACACTCTAATTCTTTCATAGAATCGAAGTGTGCTTTTTTAGAAAGAGTAACGATATCACCTTTAGCAAAGGTATAGATACCGCCATCAATGCCGTGTGAGCCATCACAAAGTGCTTTTAATTGAAGCTCGGTAGCCTTCTTAGCTACCGCTTTTTTTGCTACCTTGCCCATAAATTACACTCCAGTCAGTGTTCTTGTTGCTTCAGCATCCAAAATTTTGTATGCCATAACGCCATACCAACCAATTGAAACAGAACGACCAAGATTGTCACTGCCTTCAGTTACTCTGATTTCTGGTGATTGAGCAACACCTTTAGCAAGTGCGTTCTTACCGAAACAAATAACTTTTCCAGCAGTTACGTTAGCATCTTCGACAATGGTAAATCCCTCTAAGAAACCAACTTGACCTGAAGTTGCAGAACCAAGATCAGTATTCTGTGCAATAGTGATGAAATCATCCTTAATGTCAGAAACTTGTGCTGGGTTCACGAACGCTACATAGCGACCATCTTCAAACTTAGCAATACCTTTTTCAGCAAGTGCTTGGTAAGCATTACGCAAGTCAGTTGGATTCAACGTACCAGCAGTTCCAGCCGCGATAGTTTTAGTACCAGCTAATAAAGCAGTAACACCTAACTTATCAGTTGTTTCACCCATATTAATACCAACTAATTCAGCAGACGCTAAGTCAGCTTTACCAGCAGTAGCAATATTAGCTAATGAAGTTGAAGTGATTACAGCACCATATTCAGCCATTGCTAAAGATACCTTAGTATCAGTCATTGTTGTTGAAGCCGCTTCAGTACCATCAGTTAAAGCAGTTGTTGCCAATGCCATTCTTGAGAATACAGTAAACGCAACAGATGAAGCCATTTCTTCTACTTTTACAGATGCGTATGCATCGATTTTGTTATATGAAGAACCAGATACGATTACCGCTTGGTTCATTAAATCTACTACCGAATCGGCAAGTAGTGCTTTAGTATTTACAGCCATTTTATTACTCCTAAGTAATTATATTTCGTTTTGGAGTTCGTATAGTTCAGCCATAGTTTTAGCCCCTTTAACTCTTTCACCAACATCTAATGACGCTCGATTTGAAGTTGAATCGACTCTCTTTGGTTGAGTATCGCCCCCGTTAAATAAATAAGGTTTATCACCTTTTAATTGTTCAATAAATGTTGATTGGTCAAAGTCCTCACCAGCACTTGC